TTGACACTGTACACGTTACACAAATCGTTAGACCTCAAGGTGCTATGAAGACAATCGGTAGTGCTGATTATGATTCATACTCAAGTGAAAAACTTCAAACTCAAAGAATTTCTATCGTTGCTGATAAGATTTTCGAAGCAGGAATTGAATTTGATTCACTAGTGCAATTACAATCACAGCTTGGCGATGCTAATTCAGCTATCAGAATGGCAATGAAAGAGGCCGTTGAAATGAAAGTAAATGACTATCTTTATAGCCTATTTACTGGAACTAACAACGCTGGAACTGTTACTGACTTTAACGCTGCTCAAGTTTCTGCACTTAGAAAGTATGCAGGTCAAAAGAAATGGCGCAAAGATGGTGCATGGTACTGTCTAGCTGATAGCTCTTATCACGCTGACTTACTAAACTCTCAAACATTAACTAGTCAAGACTATGTTGGTGGGGAGCAGCCAGTTGTTGCAGGTCAAATTTTAAACAGACGTTACGGATTTGGTATCTTAGAAGATAACTCTGACGGTCTACTTGCTAAAATTGCTGATATGGGTGGAGCAGCGACAGAAGATGTTGCAGTTGCTTTTCACAAAGATGCTATTCATTTAGCGCTAGCTGATCAAGTACAATTTAAAGTTTCTGACCTGCATGCAATGAAGCGTCGTGGATTCTTTTTAAGTGCTGAAATCATCGGTGGAGCTAAAGCTGGACACGATCACGATAATTTGCACAAAATTATCTATAACGCATAATAAGGAATAGTAATGCTAGGTGATAACTTAAGCGGATTAAATGCACAATTTTTAATGGCAGAAAGCGCAGACGAGCTACAGGGATTATTATCTCAGATAAGAACACCAATAAAACTTATCACAATATATGCATCGGGCAGTCGTCATTACGCTTGGTTTAATTCTAGCACTACAATAAAAAAGAAAAGAGTTGCTAAAAAAGTAACTGAAAAATAGGAGTAATGAATGGCAATTTTAAAAGATAAAAGAAATATCGCCTCTCCATTTTCTAACGAAGCTCAATTGGTACGTGTATCGTATGACTTCGCTAATGATGGTGGTGCGATTGCTGATTATGACGTGCTTGAAGCAAAGAGTAATTGTCTAGTTGAACTGGTTAACATCGATGTTAAAACTGCTGTAACTGGCGGTGCTGGTGCAGTTGTTGATTTAGGTAAAGGCGCAGGCGGAATCGAATTTAAATCAGACTTAGCTGCGGTTACTATCGCAGTTGATACTCAGATTCAAGCTGACACTGTTGGTAAAATCGTCGAACTAGCTGACACTGAAAAAATTGTAATGGGTGTTGAAGTTGGAGCAATTACTGCTGGTAAGGTAGAATTTCTTTTCAAAGTTTATTCAAGATAAAAGGTTAACAGGGGTCGAATGGCCCCTTTTTTTAAATTATGGTAGCAAAAACTGAAAACATCAATTCAAATCAAAATAACTCATTTGTAAACGATGTTAACGGCAATGTTGCTAGGAGCGTATCAATTGTCGATGGTGTAACCGATTATATGATCCAAGTCTCACGCGGGCTAATCCCAGGTGCAAGCATTAAGCATATTTTTGGTAGAAATAGCAGTGTCGGCGCTGCACTTACGCCAATCTCAAATGGTGGACTATACAGAACACCAACAACAACGGCAACACTAGAAGTTATCTCGACAGATGCGAATGACATTGTAGGCGGCACAGGCGCTAGACTTATAGAGATAACATATTTAGATTCTAATTTCATAGAACAAACAGGCACTATTGCAACGAACGGACTGGCCGCTAGTACAGAAACTTTATCAGGTGTAAAAAGATTATTATTTGCACGTGTAAAAGAGTCGGGCACATATGCCACACAAACAGCAGGCAGTCACATTGGAGCGATTACAATTAGAGAATCAGGCGCAGGGCAAGACTGGGCAATTATCCCAAGCTTAGGTGGGTTTGGTTTTGGATCGACACAAATAGGGGCATACACAATACCAGCAGGGTATACAGCGTATCTTTTAAAGACAGGTACGAGTGTTAGCTCTAATAAAGTTGTAAATTTATACTTTTTCAAAAGAGAAAAGGCAGACGTAACGACTGCACCATTTACCGATATGGAAATCATAAGCGTTTTCGACGGTGTATCGGGCAGCACTTCATTTAGACACGAAACGATGGAAATCATTCCAGAGAAAACAGATATAGGCTTTATTGGTAACGATTCAACGGGATCCGAGGCATCAGTTGAATTTGAATTATTATTAGTGCAAAATTAAGGTATATTATGAAAAGATTTTTTCACAAAGATAATACATTATTAAAAGACTATTCGACGCAGCTTGAAAACTACCATGCGAATAGCGCAGTAATTGATTATGTTTTAACAGAAGATGCCCTATATGTAGGGGCAGAATTGCCGTTTAATTCTTTATTTTTCGATGTTAAAACTGCCAACGATCAAGCAGCAAATATTACCATTCAATACTGGGATGGATCAGCGTGGAGAGATACAGTTGAGACAATCGACGAATCAAATAAGCTTTTTAATTCTGGCCATATAACATGGACAACTAGCAAAAGTTATAATTGGGCAAAAGACGATACTGAACGCGTTACTGATTTAACATCCATAACTGTATACGATTTATATTGGTTGAAGATAACATTTAGCGCGACACTAAATCCATTAACAGAACTTAATTGGATAGGGTCAAAATTTTGCGATACTAATGACCTAGCTGGCGAATATAGCTTGTTTTCCAAGACTAACTTTATCAGCGCATACGAAACAGGCAAAACAGACTGGGGGAAAGAAATCGTACTGGCATCCAGGTTATTAATAGAAGATTTAATTGACAGGAATGCCATCCAGTCAGGTGAGCAATTATTAGAAAGAAGAAAATTAAAAGATGTATGCGTATCAAAAACTGCTGAGATTATATTTAAAAATCTGGGTGATGATTACGACGACGATAGAAAGAAAGCAAAACAAGAATATGAATCAAGATTAAATAAAAAGAACTTTAGCGTTGATTTAAACCAAAATGCACGACTAGACACGCGCGAAAAAGGGATGGTAACAGGTGGCCTCTTTAGATAATGTTTACGATGCAATAAGATCCGCAATCCCTACATACACTGGATTTTCAACTAAGCAAGAGATCGAAAATCCCTATTCTTTAGAAGATAATCCAAATCAATTTCTAACCGATTCATGGGGTGTCATTCTCGAATCAGGGGCAAAGAGCGATAAGGATTCTATCGTTGAAAGCTATATAATGACAACTGACCGCGCAATTAGTGTCGTATTATCACGCGCAGTTTACAATATGAATACAGATGTAAAAAACTTATTATTAGATACTAAAACGATTCGCAATAACTTTCTATCGCAAAGTAAATTCGGGATTCTGCGCGGTGGTGAAGAAATTGTATATATTGGTGATAACGGGGTCAATTTCATCAATAACGAAAAGTTTAAGTTTATTTATACAAAAATTGATTTCACTTTTGAGATCATAGAAACTATTAACTAGGAGTAACATATGGCATTAAGCGATCCACGCACCATATTTTCAATTCACTCTGTTGCGCCCTATAACCGGACAACAGGCGAATTTTACGGTATCGCCAAAGTTTTGGATTCTTCATCAATTGCAATTTCGTCTGAATTAATTCAGCTTACAGGAGGGAGTCAAAAGTTCCCTTGGGCAATTGAAAATGGAGTATCGACTGCAGAGATTAGCTTGTCTGTTGGGCAATACGATAACTTTTTATTAGAGCTTGCTTATGGTAAAGCGCCTACACTAAACGCTGCAGAGGCAACTGGTAGCGTAACGACTCTTACTAATAAGTACGGAACTAGTGCAGTAAATACAACGACTGGTATTGCATCAATCGCAGTTACTGCAGGCAATAGCGCTGACTTAAAATTTGGTAAGTATGTTGTAAAAGTAACTGACTCTGGTACTGATACTGTTAGTGTTTACATGTCTTCTGACATTGATTTTAACAGAGGTACAACAGGAACTTATTCTAACGATCTATTAAAAATCGGTGAAGTAATCATTCCTGGTATTGGTGCCACAGTTGCACTTGCTGATTATGGCTTAGAGTTTACTGGTGGTTCTGGTACTATTGCTCTAACTGACGGTGATACTGCGACCTTTGAAGTTAGACCGCCAAATACTGAGTCAACAGATTTAGTAATCGGTGGCGCATCTGATACAGTACCAGAAATTGGAATGATCATTTATGCAGCTCAAAGAGGCTCGGGTGAAATGTTTGAAATGGACGTTTACAGAGCTAAACTAACGGGCTTACCTTTTGGTTTTACTAAAAACGAATGGTCTGTTGCTGAAATTTCGGCACAAGCATTTTACGATTCAAATCGCAATGGGATTATGTCGATGCGACACATAAAGCCGTAACTGGCTTAGTCCTCCCAGACAATTGAGGGGTCGAAGGATTGGCCCCTCTTTTTTCTTCTGTTTGATTCTCTTAAGTCATTTTCTTCCAGGAATTTTCTATCACAATTAAACACCGCATAAATCATAAACAATGAAATGTTTCCCCCTGAATATAAATCGGCCAGACCTTGAATAAAGTTTTTTTCATATAAACTAACTCTTATATTGATGCGCTCGCTGGATTTGTCTTTTTCTTTTTTCATATATAACATTGTACGTACAAACATTAACTATAACAAATACATGTAAAAGGATAAAATCTTATTATGAACTTATTTGAAATGAAACCAAAAGAATCTAGGTTAAAATTAAAAGCACTAAAAAAAGAATTGGTACTAAATCCGATCACGCTATCAGATGAAGCATGGTTAGATGATGCTTACGGCGCTGAAAAAGTGACAGAGATTTTTGAACAGGTAAATATTAAAGAAATATCGAGAATCGTCTACAGATTACTAAATAATGAAAGTAAATCGCTGTTTAAAAAACAAATGGTAACTTTTATTGATGAGAATGGAGACAGCGCAGAGCTTGAATTGGGTGGCGTTGAGCTTTTACGTACAATGATAAGTGGATGGGAAGAAAAATTAGCACTATTAAACGCATTGCTGGAAAATATAGGCGCAAGTCGCCCAGAAATAACAGACACAAACGTAAAAAAAAAGAAAAAACGAGTGACAAGAAAGAAGAAAAGGTAAACTGGTCTGAGATATTCGATTTAATATCTCACGAATACGGTTGGACTCATGAGAAAATCTGGGATCTAACAACTAGACAAGTTGAGCAGATTATAAGTGCGATAATAAAAAGAAAAGGTTTAGAAATGGAATTTGATGCCTTACTACATGATAAAAAAATGAAACAGAGTCGTATATCTGTAGACTCTGATCCTATAGAATTGTCTGACAATCAGATAAGCGCATTAGAAAAAGCACAAAAAGAGGCGCAAGATCGTCTATTGAAGGAGCGCAATGGCCGACGATAAAATCATTATTGAATTTGATGGTGATATAAAAGACTTAAAAGCAAAACTGTCAACAGCTAAGAAAAGCGTAACAGGATTAGAACAAGCAGGCGCAAAATTAAAATCTGTTGTAAGTGCTGCAGGGAAAATCGGAGCGATTGCATTTGGTGGATTAACGGCCGCGGTTGCAGGCGCAGTACGTGAAGCAGCTAAGTTTGAAAAGATCACAACTCAATTTGAAACATTGACGGGTAGTGCATCAGAGGCGACAAGAGTTGTAAAAGATTTACAAGACTTCACAGCTAAAACACCATTTCAATTTGAATCAGTCGCAAAAGCAGGGCAGCAATTACTCGCGTTTGGATTTGGAATTGATGAAGTAAAAGGAAAATTACAAGAAATTGGCGACGTTTCCAGCGCATCAGGTAAAGATATTTCAGAGTTGGCAGTAATATACGGCCAGGTTGCATCTCAATCAAAATTAACAGGGGAGCGTTTAAATCAAATCGTTGAAGCAGGGATTCCAATAGGGCCAGCACTAGCTAAGACGATGGGCGTTGCCGAAAAATCTATACGAAATTTAGTAAGTCGTGGCGAAGTCGATTTTAAAACTTTTGAAAAAGCATTTGCATCATTATCACAAAAAGGCGGCTTTGCATTCGAGGGCATGATCAAGCAATCGAAAACATTTAGCGGCTTAATGTCTACAGTCGGCGATAACGTGTCATTACTCGCTGCTGATGTAGGTAAAGATTTATTGCCTGTAATGAAAGAGCTAGCGACGCAGTTTTTAAAGTTTATTGAAAATGTGCGTGGTAGTGGTGATTTTTTAAAGATAATTAAAGGTGTAATCTCAGGTACTACTAAAATCGCACTAGGCGCAGCACAGGGATTTGAAACGCTAGGAAAAAGAATCGCTGTAATAATGGCAACAATTTCCGAATCAGTTTCAGCAGCATTAAATCTAAATTTTAAACAAGCGCTTGAGATATTTAAGCAAAATGACAAAGATTTTAGAGCAGAATTATTGCAAATAGAGTCAGATTATGCAGCAAAATCTAAGGCGATAGACGATGCGCTTTATGCGAGTAAAGATGAAGCAGCATCAGCAAATAATGAAAAGGTAAAGCAAAGAAAATCAGAAGAAAACGAAATAAAAAAGCAAGCTAAGATTGATGAAGCAGAGTTGTTAAAAGAAGTCGAGGCGCAATATCATGGTGAAAGACTAGAAACAGAACTAGTCAGACAAGATCAGATTAATGCTATCGTTGCACAAAAACTGCAAGAGAGATTCGACGCAAAAAGAGCAGTCGAGCAAGAGGATATTGCTGCAAGCATAAAAGAAAATCAGTTAAGAATGAAAGAAGAAGAACGATATGGCAAAGACTTAGCTGCAGCGAGATCCTTTTTTAGAACTAAAGAAGTCGAAGGTACAAAAATAATGCTATCTAGTCTTGAAACTCTTGGTCGTTCGGGAAATAGAAAGCTAGTCGAGATTGCAAAGGCAGCGTCAATTGCCAAAGCAATAATGAACACCGCAGAGGGTATTACTAAAGCTCTTGCCTATGGGCCATTTATCGGGCCACCAATGGCCGCGGCAATAGGTGCTGCGGGTGCAGTGCAAATCGGCACAATAACAGGTGCGAAATTCGCCGACGGTGGAATGTATTTTGGCGGCATACCTGGAGTTGATTCTTTACCAGCAATGTTGCAGCAAGGCGAGTTAGTAGTGCCCAAGAAAAACTTTGAAGAAGTTATAAGCGCAGTATCGCGAGATAGAAACGAAGAAAGCGCAGGCGGCATTATGGAGGTCATCATAGGATTTAAAGATGATGCTATTGAGATAATTGAGCAGAAAATATTAGAGCGTAGAGCTATCGGTGTAGGTGCATTATGAGTCAAATAAAATTTCTAAAGAAAAGCTCGATTGATATAGATAAAACAGACATAACGATTACTGCAACAGATACGACTGCAACAAATAACGGGCAAAGTTTTGTCGATTATATGAGAAATAGAAATAATAACTCTGCATGGATGACTACAGGTTCAAATGATGCGGCAAATACTCAGCTAGATATTGTCACACTAGACGCAGTAACACTAGATAGAATCTTAATCGTTGGGCATAATTTAAAATCATTCACGATCCAATATCATAACGGTTCTGGTTTTGTTGATTTCTCAACTGTAATAAATGAAACGATAAACACAAAGACAACAAATGAATTTCAATTTGCAAAAGTATCTGCAACACAGTTTAGAATAATTATCACAGGCACACAGACAGTTAACGACGATAAAACTATAAAGCAATTAATTTTTACTGAATCGATTGGCCAATTAGAGGGCTATCCAGAGATAAAAAACCCCAAGTATTCGCTGAATAAGAAACAGATAAAACTACTCTCGGGGAAATCACACATAATAAGACAAAGAGGCTTTTTCTCAGCGAGTTTAAATGTCAAAAATTATAATGTCACTAGCGATTTAGATATTATAGAAAGCTTATACTTTTCATCTGATGGGGTATTACTATGGGTAAACGCAGGCGATAGTGCGCAGTTTTCGCGTGAACATATAGGCTATAGAGGCGAGGACATTTTTCTCGTAAAGCCTGTTGATGAATTTACACCGGAATTTTACAAATCGCTTTACAAGTCTGGAATAGTTTTAAAAATGAATTTAACAGAGGTCACACGTTGAGTTATATAAGAGTTTACATGCAAACTTTTGATAACAGCCTAGAATATACAGGCGAATTTATTGACGTTACAAGTGATGTTGAGGTCGGCAGCGTTGGAACTATCAGACAAAAATTAGACAATAATAATTTTGACGTTGGCGCGTTTAGATATTCTGACTTTAGTTTCACAATAGATAATACGCAGGGCAAATATGGGGAACCGGGTGTTTTGCAGTCTATCTTTACTGATAAGCGAATAGATAGCCTGGTAAAAGTCACGTGGTCAATGAATGATATTGACGATATTAATTCAATTTGTGGTCTAGCTATCGCTGGCGATTGTTATTTAAGCGACGAGGAAAATGTCTTTTATGGACTATTAAACGATGTAGCTACAACGCAAAATATAACAGATAATAAACTTAAATTCTCTGTTCAGGGCATCGAATCCATATTTAGTAAAATAGAAACAAATTACAGTGCACTATCAGTAAGTGATACGCTATCTGCAACGATTTATAAATTACTAAATCAAACAGGCATTACAAATAGAGTCAATGTGGCAGCTTTAAATATAGTGTGTGGAATAGATCAAGTACCTGACGATATTTCTAAGCTAGAAAATACCACTGTAAAAGAATCGTTAGATATATTGCTAGAATATAGTAACTCAGTTTTATGGGTGGACGTTGCAACCCAGACTGTTTATGTAAAACCACGAACACCACAAGCAACAATATCAAAAACATTTTACGGGCAAGCTGCGAATACAGGGTCAGAAGATGTTGTATCAATAAGCGCAATTACAACAGGCGCGAATAAGACTTTTAACTATTGGAAGTGGAGTAATTCTGCAATAATCTCAAAAGATGTTGACAGTATATCGCGCTATGGAGTTAGAAAAAAAGACATATCAACTGATATTTTTACAAATAACACAAAACAATTAAATATTTTAACAAATTACAAAGACGAGTTTTATTTACCAAAAAGAGAAATGACATTAAGTGCTATTTTAGATTATAGCACTATAGATTTATTTATAATGGATAGAATAAATGTAGACTATCCTGCTGTATTAGAATCGGCAAATGAAGCAGACATACCCAGATATGGAATCGCTAAATATGGCGAATCAGTCTATCCCGTAGGTACATGGCTTTTAACACTAAGAACAAATGAGCATTTTAAAATAATTGGGCGAACTATAAATTTTAAAACTGGAATAGTTGATTATAATTTAAGAGAGGTTTAATAATGGGCGATAATACACTAATCACAAAACTAGATGGCGACACAATAAGCGTTAACGATGTAAATCAATACAAGACTGCAATGAATCAGGATATAGTACCTAGAAGCACGAGCGGCGTAGCGACTAACGAAGCAGGTAGCTTTGGAACGACAGTTTATCGCTGGCTGTCTGGATGGGTCAAGACACTAAATATCGGAACGCCTGCAAATAACAATATTATCGATGAAGATGGCACAGGCTTAAGGTTAAAAAGTGATAGCGGTATTCAAATCGATATAAACGGAACGCCAATCGGTAGCGGTATTGATAGTAATGGAATTAGTAGAAATATGCTAGCGCAGGCGAATTATCAATTGAGCGCGTCTTGCGGAGTGTACAATCTCACAGGTACAACAGCAGAAACAGATGTTACAAACTTGAGCGTAACGATAACAACAACTGGTAAGCCTGTTATGATCGGGTTGTGCGCTGATCAGTCAGGTGGATATAATCAAGTGCTAGCTAGTGGTTATATTTTTAATGTTAGATACTACAGGGATTCGACAATAATGTTGCAGACTGATATTGCTCCTGCTGGTTATTGGGGCGATGGTATGCCTTATGTTTTTGACGCACCAACTGCAGGAACTTACATATATAAAATGACTGTGCAGCTAAGTAACTCAGCAGGCGGTGCAAATGTAACCCGATTAAAACTTTTCGCATATGAACTATAAGGAATAAACTATGGACACATCAGCAATTCAAATCAGAGCAAACGGCGAAAAGATAACTGCATCATGGTTTAACACGATAAAAACTTTTCTCGGTGGTCTTGAGGGATTTTTAGATGAATCAGAAACGACAATCGCAAATGGTATCGGCACACCGACAAATATCACAGGCCTTACACTAGACGCAGCCAGTTATACTAGCGCAGTCTACGAAATAGAATTAAGTCGGTCGACTGACACAGTAGACGCTTTTTCAAATGGTAGAATAGCACTTCAAAGAGTCGCAGGCGCTTGGCGCATTAACGCAGGCAGTTTTTTAGGCGATGCAGATACCTCTCCTGGTGGTGGTGGTGTTACTTTTTCAGTCACAGAAGCAGGCGGTATCGCACAAGTGCAATACACAACAAATACAATTGCAGGCACAAGTTATACAGGTATAATTAAATATAGAAGGGTGGTTTTTAATGTATAAAATAATTTTAACTTTCTTAATCGTGGGCGCAGTTGTTGCCGGGCCTATTTATGATTCTCTAAGAATCGATAATGTAAATATTGATGGCAATACAATTTCAACTCTCAATGCAAATGGTGATTTAACTTTAGCACCAAACGGCACAGGTAAAGTTGGCATCAATGGCAGGCTTGACGTAACATCAACAACTATAGGATCAAAGCCTTGCCCGACAATGAGCGAAGCGCAAAGAGACGCAATCGGTTCACCAAGCTTGGGTGATTGTGTAACAAATAGTGATACCAATAAATTAAATATGTATGACGGCACATCATGGGGTGAGATTGCTGGCGGCAATCCAAACAAAGAGTCAACATATAATTATATCACTAACGGAACTTTTGAAGCTGATACAAGTGGTTGGACTACTTACTGTAATACTACACCAGCAGTAACCCCAGATGACTTTGGCGGT